CAGTCCAGACCACAACAAACAAGGTAGAACTATAATATTCATTTATAGAATTGATGTTCTTTTAGAAAAGTGCTAAAGAGGTAACGTTCACTTGTTTGGCTATGGTAACATGGTGTGGTAGGCTAAACCGTAGGTCCTGGGTTTGAATCCCAGCCGAAGTACAAATGTATAAAGATCTCGTAGCTCAGTTGGTAGAGCAACAGATTTTTAATCTGTGGGCCAAGGGTTCAAGTCCCTTCGGGATCACAAATAAATAAACTTATCAAAATTTAAGTTATGAACAAGATATTATCTTATAATAGAAAAACAATGACTCTTTCTATTCATATAGGGAAATACTATAAGTTTTTACAATGCCCTTTTGCAACATGGTGGAAAGCACGTAAGTATTTTAAGCGACCAAAATTTAAATTTTATTTTGGTCGAATGCAAAAGAAAGAATGGTATAGTGAGTCTAGCAAATTTATTACACAGCCATACTTTTATACAGACAAAGGATTTAGGTATTTTGTAAGCGCTGATTATATTAAATGGAAAACATCTAAATGGTTTCCTATTTTAATAGAAAGTCAAGATATAGGTTGGAAAGATAAATTTAATACCCCTAGATATGAACACCCAGGATTTTTTTCAATTATTATAGGAAGAAATCTTAAAACTGCTTGGCAATTCGCTGTAGTTGTAAAAGCTCCTGATATATTTTTCCTTAATAATGGTAAAACTAAAGATAAAATACATTCTGACGCTTATTGGGAAAGTATCTTATGGTATAGTAATTATTACAAAGAATATAAATCAGATAAGCCAGATTTAAAGAAAGCTTTTTTAAGTGAAACTGGTTATCTGTCTACTATTAATAGACACAATTTAAGTGAGTTTAATAACTGTAAGATTACTTATAAAGACAAAGAATGTATAGATTTTTATAAAGTGATTGATCCTTATGGAGAACCTTTTATTAATGGTATATCTAACTTTGATAGAGTGTGTGTTAAAGCGGAAGATAAAGATTCTTATGTATATGGATTAAATTGCTATATAGATATCGATGATGAACATAATTATATATTACATTGTATATTTAATTTAAACGAATTAAATAGAATTAATATTAATTATAATAACATTACGATATATCTGCATAAGCATATAGGTCTATATAAGGTATTTAATGAACTATTACTTACAGATAAAGGTATTAAAGAATTAAAATAAATAATAAGCCAAGATATTGGATACTGACGTAGCGCACTGTTTAGGCGATGGAGAGAGACCCACTTCAGAGGTGACGTCATGGAGCCCCAAGATAAGTATCCAGATTGCGCAAAATCTTGGCTATATGCGGTGAGATTAAGTAATCCACAGAGACTCATAATCTTTGTCAAGCAGGAGCGTTACCTGCCGCCGCTACTAATTTATTGAATCCAATAAAGTCTGCGTGCTTAGACGTAAGCACAGGTAACGAACTTCAGTGTACGGGTATTTCCCATTAGTGTGCACAAATCATGGGGATACACTCACTAGATCTTATAAGTATATTTATATTGATCATAAGTAAATATGTGAAACTAGATCTGTAAATCAATAACTGTATACATAAAGAGTTTTGATGAGAAGGTTAACTATATAGGATTCATGTTGCGAATGTAGCACAACGGTTAGTGCATTAGCCTTCCAAGCTGAGGACGACAGTTCGACTCTGTTCATTCGCTCTATTTTGAAAGATTTTTTGGGCTAAAGTAACTGTTTAGAAACAGTTAAATCTACAAGGGGGTAGATTGAATATTAATTTTTAACCCTATAATAATATCAAGGGGGTTGTGTTTTTATAACGCAATCCCCTTATTTTTTTACTAATTTTAATTTATTATTAATATGAAAATATTTTGTTTATTAATTACTGGAACTCGTAACGGAGAAGTGTACAGTCCTCGCATTCCAATTGCAACTAATGATATTAAGAAGGTAGAAGCAGCATTAAAAGAATTTGCTGATGCTACAAAAGATGAGTTTAAAGAAGAATTTGAGAGTGGTGATTGGGTAATTGAGGCAGATGAAGAAGGGCGGTTTGAGGCCTGTGAACGTGATAATTATTCTAAAAATCAAGTGTTAGCTTTAATATTTGATAAAAATTTAGATGAATTAGATTGGTTTGGTTAATTATGGATGAAGAAGAAAGAATTTGTAGTTTAATTGAAAGCACCACACGTTTAGCTCATAATGATATTAATACTTTTATGGAACGCTTCTGGTGTTATACAATAGATAGACAATGGAGTGACGAAAAATTGGATGATTTTTGTCATTATATCTTAGATGAAGAGGACTCTTATCCCTATGTAACTCTAGGAGCATCTGTGAAGTGGAGAGACCCTGGTATTAAAGATTATCCACCTGAAGATAGAGAAGAAATGCTTAACAGAAAGTTTAAGGTTATTATGATTGATAATGAACCTAATCTTACTCAAGCTATAGGTGGTAGTATTGTTTTAATAGGAGATGGAACTACAGAAGCTGAAGTTCCAGTACATGAATTAATGCCTTATGACACGTGAAGAAGAAAGATTAGAATCAGCTAAGTTCTATAATGATAAAGGTATGAAAGATCCTCATGTACATTTCTTAAGAGGTTCAGAATGGGCCGATAGTACGATGATTGACAAAGCTTGCGAGTGGCTTAGTGAGAACTTTATAGTATCTCCATTCGACAGTACCAAAATAATAACACACTTTTCAAGTATATTTGATGTATTAGACAGTTTTCGTAAAGCAATGAAAGAATAATATGAAACCAGAAGAATTAATGATTGGCGATTTCGTGCTGTATGATGATAACATCTGCATTGTTGATGAGATTAGAGTTGACAACACGGCAGTTCTTACAGCACTTAACACTGATATAACATCAATAGATGGAGACCAAGTATCTATGGATGAAATAACCCCCATCCTCCTCACACCCGAAATCTTGGAGAAGAATGGGTTCGTGAAAGACAAGTACGGTGAGATGACTCTTGAACTTGATGATGCACTCGGTACTACTGAAATAGTTTTAATACCAAGTTACGATGAAGTGTACTACTGGTGGAAGGTTAGCAATGAACTTATCACCAAGATAAAAAGCATCCACGAACTACAACACGTACTAAGACTTTGTAACATTTTAAAAGAAATTAATGTATAATGGATTACGTTGTCTTAATTTTATTGATTATTGTAGTAGCTGTACTTGGATGTTCAGCATTTTCTTCAACAAAAGATTATACTCAATGTGAGGTAAAACTTAATGAGCCTCATACAGATACTACCTTTCCAAAGATTTGGGAATCACACGGCCCTACTCTTGACAAATATGCAATGCTAAGGCTCGACGAATTGGAGAAAGAAGTAAAAGAGTTAAAGAAACAATTAGAAGAATTAAAAGAGGATTAAAATATGACACTAAAACAAGTACAAAAAATAGCTAATATAGCTAATAAAATGCTTGTCACAAATGAATTAATAAAGCAGATTGATAATGGAAAAATAGAGCCTTGGAGTCCTGTCAATATTATTATTGAGGCTGTAGATAAAGATTATATTCAGGAAGCTTTATCTAATTACCTTGGTGAACTAAAACAAGAACTTAAAGAAGATATTATAACGTTATGAAAGAAGAAAATAAACAATTATTGTTTACGGATCTCTGCGTGAGGCTACCATACCATGTAAGGTGCAAGATATGGCTTGAAGACGGAACAACAGAAGAGGGACCATTAGATTTGGAACACAATTATGGTGATGTATTACAAGATGCGTTCTTTTATCATAAGATAAAAGATATTAAACCATATCTTAGACCGATGTCATCAATGACAAAGGAAGAAAAGAAAATATACAATGATTTATTGTTGAATACACAAGTATCAGAAATTTACTTCCCAGACTGTGAAGATATGATTCCAGTGTTTGATTGGCTCAATAAGAACATGTTTGATTATAGAGGATTGATCCCTAAAGGTCACGCTATCAAAGTAACGAAAGATAACAATCCCTATAATGATTTATGACAAAAGAACTCAGAACATATTTGCAATGGTGTTGTAGAATAAGTTGGCATGTCAAATACATACACTTAATTGACAAGTGGATTGATAAAGTTCTCCCGTATCAATGTGAATACTTTGAGAAAGAAATGAAACACTTAATAGATAGAGGTGTATATAGTAATTAAAAATACATCAGAATGGATATGATTGAAGTTCTTATATTTACAATTGTTCTATGCATGGGTATCTTAATTGGTATCTTTGTTACATTATATTATCTTAAAGGTATAATAAAAGATCAAATAGATAAAGAAACTAATGAGCATTTTGATTGGTTGGTGCAATTTTTAGCTCCTAAAGAATATATCTCTGGTAAACAATTTGGAGAGATTACTACGGCATTCGCAAAAGAATTTATGTGTGATGAGGAAACAAAAAACGGTAAGATTCAGAATTAAAGAGAAGTTTAGTAGCACCAAATATTATGTTATTCAAAAGAAATATTGGTTTGGGTGGTGTAGATATGATAGTGTAGATTATTTCGAGCTTGAAACAGCAAAAGCAAGGTTAAAAGAAATAAAAGAAAATTATCCAAATATTCACCCTAAACTGTATCATGTAATTGATGAAATAGAAGTTGATTCATAAATTAGTTAATATGGAAACAAAAGAAGTAAAGATTGTCCCTCCTGAGGGATACGAAATCGATAAAGAAAATAGCACTCTTGAGTGCATAAAGTTTAAGCCTATAACTAAAAGCTGGAGAGATGATTATAGCAAGTCAATTAGCGGATATGTTATAGACATTAATTCTATTATATATAAACGAAATAATGTCACTAATGGTAGCAGCAATTATAATCTATTTGCCTCAAAGAAGCAGGCAAAATCTGCTCTCGCAATGGCTCAAATTAGCCAAATAATGGCTAACGATGAGCGATTCGGTGGGATTATCACCGATGAAGAGTGGAAACTCAATACTATAACTAAATACACTATTGGAAGGGGTGATGGTGAAATTAGTAAAGGATACCATAGCTTTCTTTATAGCTTTCTTGCTTTTCATACTTACGAACAGCGTGAGCTATTTCTCAAAGAAAATGAGGATTTAGTTAGGGATTATTTAATGCTTTAAGAATGGGTAAATATACAAACATGACAATTGAGGATGTCATCCTCAGAATTAGAGAGGAATGTGACAAACTCTATGAGAAATATGAAGGGAATCCTTTAATTGAGGAAGATGACATACTTGAAGGGTTTGAAGACATTATTTGTGATTACTATGAAGATAAAACACCATACTAACATGAAAGAAAAAATTTTAAATGAGATAAATGATTTTGTGAACACTTGTTATACAATGTTTAAGCTTGGTACTGGAGATTTTGCTAAGAAAAATTTTCCAAAACTTATAGAAAATACTTGGGATGACTCAAAAACAGATGAAGAGAACTTTAAAGAAGTTAAGAGTCTTTTTGAGAGTAATGCAGCAATCAATGAAAGTTTCGGAAACACAGAATCAGCTAAGACGATTCGGATTTTTATGACAGGATGGTTAGATAAGATTATCGAATGAATTATAAAATAATGTTAAATAATTCAATGATATTTTAATTTTTCATAATATATTTAAATATATGAATAAAGATATTTTCAAAATGTCCAAAGAGGGCAAGAGTGAGTATTGCTGTAATGTAGTAAGAATTGGTGATGTTACTCCTATAGAGGGTTCTGACTTCCTTGCTCAAACCGTCATAAATGGTGATTCAATTGTTGTTCGTAAAGATGAGGTCAAAGAAGGCGACTTGATGCTATATGCTTCTAATGAATGTCAGCTAAATCTTGATTTCTTGTCAGCAAATAATCTGTTTGAGATTGGTTCATATGAACTTAACTCAAATGCTAAAGAGGTTGAGGCACTCATTAATGACAATAAGAAGGATGAGGCTAAGAAGCTTGTTGGATTCTTCAATAAGAGAGGTCGTGTCAAGATGATACGATTGAGAGGAGTACCTTCATTCGGGTTTTTGTTCTCTCTTGATACCTTGGCAAAATGGAAGCCAGAGGTTGCAGATATCAATCTTGAGGACTATGTAGGAAAGGATTTTGATACTGTATGTGATGAATTATTTGTCAAAGCATATGTTCCTTATGTGAAGCCAAAATCTGAACGCACAAAGAGTGATAAGCGAAACAAGAAGCTTAAGAGATTTGACAGAATCATAGAGGGAGAGTTCAAGTTCCATTATGATACAGATCCACTTGCAAAGAATATGTCATTGATTAAGCCAGATGACGTAGTTACTATATCCGTAAAGATTCATGGAACAAGTGCTATTATTGCAAATGTAAAGACAAAAATTCCAAAAAAGATTGCCTTCTATAAAAAGATGTGGAATTGGTTCATTGATAAGACAAACGCCTTCACTGAACATCGTTATATTGATTATGAAATTGATTATGACAATGTATATTCATCAAGAAATATAATTAAGAACAAGTATATCAATAAGGATGCTCGTGACCACGATTTCTATGGTTCAGACATTTGGGGAGAATATTCTGAAAAATTATTCCCATATATTCCTAAAGGTATGACAGTTTATGGAGAGATATTCGGATATCTTACTGGAGAATCTAAAATGATTCAAAAGGGGTATGACTATGGATGTAAGCCTGGGCATAATAAGATGATGATATATCGTATCACAACTGATATTGGTGATGGTAAGAAATATGAATGGAACGTTCTTGAGGTAAGAGACTTTACTAATAAACTAATAGAAGAACATCCTGAGATTGCTGAATGGCTTGAGCCTATTAGAGTACTATATCACGGAACACTTAAGGATCTTTATCCAGATATTTCTATTGAGAATCATTGGCACGAGAATGTTCTTGCAGCAATGCAGAATGACAAGGAACATTTTTGTATGGAGCTATATGAACCATTGTGTAATATTAAAGTACCACGTGAGGGTATTGTTCTAAGAATTGATGATGATCCTGTGAATGAAGCATTTAAGCTTAAGACAGTCAAGTTTCGTGAGAAGGAAAAGAGCCTTATTGACAATGGTGAAGTTGATATGGAAATGATGGATGCGTATATATCTTAAATAAATATGATGGTTCAAGAAGAAATACCTTACACCGAAGAAGAGGTAAAGGCAATAATAAGACAGAATGAAGAACTTCGTAAGAAATATAATAATGCTCTGGAGAAAGCAAGAGAACTAATGGACAAGGGATATTATGTTCTTATGCCAGAGATATTTCCCGAATTACAAGAAAGTAAGGAGGAGAAGGCAAGTCTAGATGATAAGTTATACGTACAAGATAAACATGGATTCATTTATGAATTACTCCATGACTGGGGTGATGAAATTCTTGTTAAAGCATATGAGGAAATCAATGCTAGAATAGAAACAGAAAAGAATACTTTAAATTGGTTAAAAAGAGAAAATAAAGATTAAAAATATGAAACTTATAACACATATATATGCTATAATTGTATGTTCTATGTTATTTTCTGTCATAATATCATTTCTTATCATTGGTTTTCCATTTGCTATTATTGTTGAAGTTATAACTTTCATTAAAGAAGCTATTTCAGATGATGGATTTGAACATGGCGTTTGGATTAAGCTATGTAGAGATTGTTTTATGTACATTAAACACGTGTATTGTTTAATTATTAATAGTCCTTATGAAAATTAAAGTATGAAGACCCCTAGATGCACCAAGTGCAGGTGGTTTAAACGGTCCAAAGCAAAAGTAAGAGTTTATGACCACGGAAACGGAATTAGAATGGAAGCCCCCAGTCCTATAGAGCTGCTTGGGACATATTATTGTAAGAATAGGTGGTGGAACTATCCATCGCAATCCTATTTCAAAAACAATGACGTTTGCGAAGATTTTGAATTTAAAAACAATAAAGATTAAGAATAATGAAAAATATAACAAACCAATCTATTAACGAAGATATTAATGTTATAATCAAATTACTTTGCAGATATCGAGATGCAATTTGGGAAAACCAAGAAGGTCAATCAGCACATTTTGATAACCAGCCTAAAATTGTCAAATTAGCGATGGTAGATGTTCGTACTGGACTTTGTATTGCTCTTGAGGCAATGAAAAAACTTAGAGAAATTGGAGTACTTGAAGAAAAAGATTAAGAATTATGAGAAAAAACAATAGTATTTTTGACAGCGTACCCAATGGGTGGTGTGTTTGTGGGGGAATGATTGTTCCAAAAAAATCAGATAACGCTTTTTAAAAGTAATATTATGGCACAGAATATATTTGAAAAAATAAATGAATGGGTAGAAACATCAAATAGATGTGTAGAACTTGAACATGAAATTAGTGGTCAATTAGATAAATGGTTCAACGAACATAAGAGTGAATTAGAAGAATACTTTCATCCACATCTTGTTTCATTTTGTAGGCATCGCAGTTCATGGTGGTATGATGCAAAAAATGAAATTATTATAATGTTTTTAGACATTGATTTATGTGAAGACTCCCACGGTTTAGGTGAAGACTCCCACTTTGATAAAATTAAAGTGTATCCAGACGGACACTGGGAAAAATATAAAGAGAAACTATTTTTAAGGAAATAACTGAATACTGATTTATGAAACTATTTGGTTTAGCAATATATATGAAAAACTGGCCAGCTTTCTGCTTCGGCAAGAAGGCTTGGGTTTGTAAGATTATATGGTCCCCTGTATATCACAAGTTTTGTTGGTTTCATTTCACTTCTACTTCAGAAAATATATGGTGGCAAAGAGTTAATAGTTATCCTTTCAGATTCTATGGTGTAATGATATTGCCACATGAGAACATATATGACTTAAATGATTAAAGATATGAAAGTATTTAACACAGTATTTTTTGAACAATCCGCTAAAGATATTTGGGATGAAGTTAATGATTGGTCTAGTGTGACATTTATATGTGTTATGAAAGACAATTCAATTCAAAAATTTAGTGGATTTCTTGATGAAAATTATGATGGGGAAATATTTCCTCATTGTGACTGTATCACAAGTGATGATTATAGTACAGATGATATTAAATACTGGGGATATGTTCCCAATGAAATTTTTGATTAAGATTATGAAAAGTTACACTGACATTGAGCAAAGCAAGAAGTTGGCAGAGATACTACCTAATGAAAGTGCTGACCAAACTTGGGAAATAATAGCAATAGCTGGTGCTAATCTTGGTGTGCCAGAAGAAATGCAATATTGGCACAATGGTAATACGCCATGTATTTTAAACAGTAAAATTGGTATTCCATGTTGGAGTCTTGCTGCATTACTTGAAATATTACCCAATGAAATATCAACGAGTGAAAAATTTGTGGATAAATATCAAATAGACATCCGTAAGCATGACGGCGAGGATGGTGCTACTTGGTATCAGATAGCATACGGCAATGACCGAGGTTCAAGTGGCGAATGGCATGATATGATAAACACTGGTGAGAAAGAAAACATCATTGATTGCTGTTTTCAGATGATTTTAAAACTTAAAGAAAGAAATTTATTATGACACAAGAAAAGTTTAAAAAAGCAAGGAAGTTATGGGAAGAGATGGACAGACTTGATTTTTTAATTAAGCAGCTTGAGGATAGAGCTACACTTAATCCAGATTACAGTGATTATGCATATTTTGTACATCTTTTAGGAGAAGATGATGTACTCGGTTTTATGAGAACAAGAAAAAGAATAGTAGAGAAAGAATTTGAAGATCTATGACACGGGAAGACAGACAATTATTGTTCACAGACCTCTGTGCGAGGCTACCGTATGGGGTGAAGGTAGAAGTAAAGAATTATAGATGTAACGGTGAGGTGAGAAATGTAGAAATTGAAACACTTAACGTAGAACATTTAACTAGTCCTATTGAAAGGTATAGACCATACCTCCGTTCAATGTCGAGCATGACGGAGAAGGAAATAATCGAGTTCAATAACATCCCGAGCACAAAAAATTATACAATCATAGAAAATGATTTGCCTTGGGATGTCGCACATTACAAACAAATAGAATGGCTTAATAAGAACATGTTTGATTTCCGAGGACTTATTCCTAAAGGCTTAGCAGAAATTGCACCTGAAGGAATGTATGAGCTTAATCATTTATCTTCTCAAAATGAATCCGATCCAGCGATTGATAACACACCTAAAATTACAGTAGGCTGCAAAATTCGTTCAAAGACAAGGCCAGTTGAAATTCTGAGTATTATTTCTGATGATTGCCACGGAGATGAATTTGAATGCTCAAATGGAAGTGTATTGTCTTTAAAACAAATAGAAAAATATTATGAACTCATTAGAGAAGAATAAACAAAAAAATATGACGCAGGAAGACAAACAATTGGTGTTTCAAGACCTCTGTGGGAGATTACCATATGGAGTGTTTTGTAATATGGGTTTAGATTACCCTCTCCTACTGCAATCACTTTTTGTAGATAAATTAGATGGAATACTACTTGATTTCTATGAAGATGGAAAAGATTATCAAGTGTATTTGAGTGAGGTTAAACCCTACCTCCGTCCAATGTCCTCTATGACAGAGGAGGAAAGAGAAGAACTTAAAGAACTTACTGCTGCTGATATAGTTACTAATACTGGTTTTGGGTATAAAAATCTTAGAGGTATGTGTTTTGGTATGATGTATCTTGATTGTCAAGAAATTATTGATTGGCTCAACAAGAAAATGTTTGATTTTAGGGGGCTCATTCCAAAAGGTCTTGCGATAAGTACTGAAATGTTTAACCCTTATTATAATTAAGATATATGAACGGTTTATTATTATGGATTAGCATAGTACTATTGATTCTTCTCATTGGTCTTGTCGGGATACTCATAGCAGTATGTAGGATGTTAAAAGTGCAAAGTAATATGATAACGAACTACAAAGAGATTGAAGGTATACTGAACAAGAAAATCAAATTATTGGAAGAATACGTTCAATTACTAAAATCCCCCTATAAAGATTAAGATTATGAAAAAAATATTATTCTATTTAAACACTGTTATTATGTTGCCATTCTTTCTCATAGGAAAATGCTTTTATGGAATAGCAATTGCCTGTAATTGGATTATGGATAAGATTGATTTTCGTTTAAAACTGATTAATGATGAAGAAGACGATGACATTTCCACAGAGTAGATATTATAATGAACGATACATAAAAGTCCTTGCTAAACTCAAAACATGGACAATTGTTGAAGCTGTCATAGAATATGACACGTATACCGAACAATTTATTATTCCGAACGGATTTCAAATAGATACAGAAGTAATTAGTTGGGAATATTATAAAGATTAAGATTATGAAGAGTTATACAGACCTAGAACAAAGTAAGAAATTGGCTAAGATACTACCACCCGAAAGCGCTGACATGAAATATCCTTATTTTGGTGACGGGCAATATGGGGAAACTGCACGTTTTGGTGAACCTATAGAGTTTAGTGGGGGCAAAGGCATCCCATGCTGGAGTCTTTCAGCACTAATTGAACTAATGGGTGAGTGCAGAATGGAAAGAACTCCATTAGACCAGACTGGAGAATTTACACATTCATTTATTGATAATTATTTTAACATTCGTACATATGAAGAATATGATATTGTAGATGCTGCAGTTGAAATGATATTGAAACTCAAAGAAAAAGATTTGATATGAAAAGTTATACAAATTTAGAGCAATCTCAAAAATTGGCAGATATATTGCCAATTGAAAGCGCAGACATGTTCTTAGCATTAAATGGGACTCAGCCTGTGATGTCTAAATATATTGACGATGGATTTGTTACAGCAGATAATACGGCCATCCCTTGCTGGTCACTTGCTGCCCTACTTAACTATTTGCGTGAGATTGATGTTTTCCCTGAGATAGGGGCAGATAAGTCGGGGGTGACAATGAATATCAGTTTCTATGACGTGGAAGATGAGAGTCGATTAGTTCCGATACGCAGTATTGAGGCTAAAACAGAGGACTTCGTTGATACCTGCTACGAAATGATATTGAAGATGCACGAACAAAAACTAATATAAATCATGGATTACAAAGAAAAATACGAAAATGGGGTTGAGTGCATCCAAGAGATATTGGGTGGTGCGGGCGACTCAATCAAAACCTCTATCCTAAGAAAAAGATTACAGGCTTTCTTCCCTGAACTTAAAGAGGACGAGGGCGAGACAACAAGGAAATCACTTATTAGCTTTCTTAAATCTCCCTTTATAAATGAAAATATAGTAGATGAAAAAGTAGCTCCCTGGATTACCTGGCTCGAAAAGCAAAAGGAACCAAAAGACGCGGGTGAGATATCGGACGGCTACCACACTTTCAACGAGCTGTATAGATACAGAATGCTCTACAACGCTGCTTTCTTTAATCTACTACCAAAGGAACTTGTACATAAAAGCAAGAGACATCATGATGGTGAGGAATGTTTTGGCGGTGGATGGTTTATTGTAATGGCTAATCTTCCGACTGGACAAATTAGTAATCATTATGAACTAAAAGACTGGGATTTATTTCAGATTCCAGAAAGAGATGTCGCTGATGAGTGGGATGGGCATACTCCTCAAGAAGCTGCCGATAGGTTACATAAATATTTGCTTGAAGAGCAAGGTGAGAAGAAGAAATTGGGTGGTAATAGACCATGGTTTAAGGTTGGTGATTGGATTGTCATTAATGAAGCTACATATCAAATTACAAAGATAGATAATTCTCATGTAGTTCTTTCTTTAAATGGGATAGAGTGTAATTTTAGATTAGACGTACTCGATAATGCACATTTTTGGACCATCGAAGATGCTAAAGATGGTGATGTGCTTGCAAATAAACATAATATTTTAATTCTAAAAGAGTTGGATTATGATTGGTCTAGTAACGGAACTCCAAATGCCGTAAAAGCCTATTGTGGCATTAAACCAAATGGTAATTTTGAGATAGGTAAAGATAATTGGTGTTTTTGTGGCACTTTATATATTCATCCAGCAACCAAAGAACAGCGCGATACTCTCTTTGCTAAAATGAAAGAAGCAGGTTATGAATGGGATGTTGATAAGAAAGAACTGAAAAAGATTGAGCAGAAGTCTGTAGATAAGGCTGAACCAAAGTTTAAGGTTGGAAATTGGTATCAATGTACTAAAGACTTCTTTGGTAAAGGTGTTACTTTTGACAAGAACACTGCATATTATTGTGCGAAAGAAGGGTGTCTACAAAATGAATATGGGTGTCACATAGCAATCGATAAAAATTTGCATGATAATTTCAAATTGTGGACTATTGAAGATGCAAAGGATGGTGATGTGCTTGCTTCCGAAGATAAAGATAAAATATTTTTATATAATGGGAAACTTGATTTAAGAGGTAGAGCCTGTGCATATTGTGGAATTTATAAAACTTATGATGGATTACGCTTTGCCAAATGCACTGTCGGTAATTATTTTACATATAAAGAACCTTATCCAACCACTAAAGAGCAACGTGATACTCTCTTTGCTAAAATGGCAGACGCAGGATACGAATGGGATAGTGAAAAGAAAGAATTGAGAAAGATTGAGCAGAAGAAAGCTGATGCTGATAAGGTAATTAACTGGGTTAATCCCAATAAGGTAATTGAATGGTTAAAAAATACAATAAAAGAGACGGAAGAATATTTGGGTGAATATGGTGAATATTACGATATCCATTTGACATTACCATATGATTCTATTGAAGATCTTATAGATGATTTTAAGAAAAATTTTAAATTATGATACGAAATGAGATTAAAGAATTATTCAAGAAATCATCGCAGAATTACTATAAAGCCATTGGAGAAGTGAGAGAGATCTCCTCTGCATACCTCAAGGAGATTGTGTACAGTAAGGGTGGCAAGATTGTTATTGACGATGATGATAAATTACTTGATGGTATAGCTATTACCTATGATGGCGGTAATCATCCCGAATATGCGAGTTCAGTGGTTTGTCCTTTGCTCTCTATTGTTTTGAACGATGAAGACGAATTGGAGTTCAATGTGGAAAATGAGAAAGGGCTTGACTTGAGCCGTATTACAACTGAAGATTTGGTTTACATCGTTGACACATTTAGTAAGTTAATTTAATCGCAAGAGTTAAAAAATAAATGATATGACTGTAGAGTTGACAAAGAAAGATATTATTCATCTTTTAAGAGGTGTTGACAATCTTGATTATGGGACTATCTTTAAACTTAAAAATATGGGTTTAGTTGGTTATACAGGTGGGTTTGTGGATGAGTTTGAATGGCATAGTCCGTATAACTTGTGCTGGGATGAATTCTCGGAGCAAGAATTATATGACTTATATATTCGTATCAATAAATAACAGTAAATTATGACAAGAGAAGAATTTATAGAGCGTATTAGTGAAATAATGTGTGGCACAAGCAATGCAGAGAGGGCTTGCTTAGAAGAACTTTATGATGAGGTAACAAAACCTCACTGGATAAGTGTGAAAGATAGGAAACCGAAATTAAAATATTCGGATGATACTACGAAATATTCAGATACTGTCATTGTTACAGATGGTAAATATCGCACATCTGCCTGTTGGCTGTATAGCACATGGGGAGGTTGGTATGGCTGGTATGATGATGGGGATGAAGAACTTAAAGGTATCACTCACTGGATGCCGATGCCAGAAGCACCGACTATTGCAAAAAATGCAACAGTCAAGAAAGGAGACGAGAGATAATGGAAGATTGGAACTTTAAACAAATCATTGGTATCGCACTTATGGGTGTTGGTGGGTTATATGTCCTCATCGGGGGTTTAATGCTACTGTTTATGGTGTTAAAGCCAGCAGTCGCCATTACCATACTGTTTGGTTCATTGTTGCTTTTGGGTATATGGCTCTGGAAAAGTGGTTCAAAAGAAAACGATAAGAAAGAATAAGATATGACAGTTATATTTCAGGATAGTGCAGGTTTTAAGATTGGGCGCTGGGAAAATTGGAAAGGTGACATCCCACAGAAAGGCGATATTATCCATGACCAATCATGGGAGAAAAGTGATTGGAGTAGAAAATTTATAAACGCTCATGTAATAGGCAGAGTTTTAGTCTCTACAAATCCTAATGAAATAATTATTATTCTTGGTTAATATGGAACAGTATATTAAAAAATCAGATTTAGTAGCGGAGATTAAAAAACGCTTACTACCAGTAATTAGAGATAAGCATTATGACGAATGGGAAGAAGGGAAAGATAGTGAACGTTTAGCCATACTTGACATCATCAATACCCTTGAAGTGAAAGAAGTGGGTTCGGAGAAAGAAATGGAGGAATAAAGAGACGATTGTAATAAACTAAAACGAGAAAGATATGACGAGAGAAGAAAAAGACTTGGTACTCCAAGACCTCTGTGCGAGGTTGCCGTATTCACCGATTTGTCACATTATAGGCGAAAATGGTGCAGACATTGATGATATTCTCACAACATCAACGATTCAGAATTTAGATGTGTGGGTTGTCAAGCCATATCTCCGCCCAATGTCAAGTATGACTGAGGAAGAGAGAGATTATGTTGTAAAGCATAGTTTAGGTTATACTGCCAGTATCGGTGGCGGCAAAAAAGATGAAAAACTGTATTTTCATTTCAAAGCGGAGTCATTTGATTGGCTCAATGCTCATCATTTTGACTACCGAGGACTTATTGACAAAGGACTTGCGATTAAAGTAACAGAAGGTAATAACCCTTATAAAGATTGAGAATTATGAGAGGAACAGAATATAAACATGTTTATGCCCTACGAAATAAGGATACAGGTAACTACTTGTTAACTTATTGGGCAAGTAGTCAAAAGCACAAGGCTTTGTTTTCTACTCGTAAGAAAGCAGAAGATGCAGTTAAATGGATTGATGATACAAACATTGAAATTGTTGAATTATGAAACGACAAGAAGAATTAAATGATGCATGGTACAAAGAAATGGGCAAGGGTAGTGTTGCGATAATGCAGGCACTTGCGTTTGCTTTGAGGTGGTGTGACCAACACCCTCACTGGATAAGCGTTGAGGATGAGTTGCCACCACAAGGAGAATGTGTATTAGTCACAGACGGAAAATCTTATTGGCAGAATCTTTATTCTCACAAAGAAAAAGGATGGATGATTAATGATACTTCTGTTACCCATTGGATGCATTTGCCAAGTGTTGAACATTTAAAAGATAAAAAATAAAGAAAGGAGATAAAAATGAGTGAATTATATTTTATGACCATTTTAGGAAACCTAGGTGCATTGCTAGTGGTAACAGGTTTTTTATGTTTACTTATTGGTGGAGGATTATATGGTTGGCATATGACTACAGTCACTGAGTATGATACTCAAGATGAAAAAGAGTTACATAGACGATGTAAAATTAAAGCTAAGAATTTATTAATTATTAGTTTTATCTGTTTATTAATAAGTTGCTTCATTCCAAGCACTAAGGAAATGTATGCTATTTACGGCATAGGTGGAGTTATTGATTATGTCAAGGGCAATGAGAAGGCAAAGAAGTTGCCTGACAAAGTAATTGATGCTTTGGATAAATACTTAGACGAGCAGAAAGGGGGCAAAGAATGAATCTTTTAACTTGGAAGAAATACAGAATAGTAAAAAGCGGTAATCAGCTCCTGCCTTGGAAGATACAAGAGCGATATATTCTTTTTTGGTTTATCAAATGGTGGGGTACACCAAGTTTTGCCCCTCCTCATTATTTCGAGACAAGTGTTGATGCTTTTGCCTACTTAATAGATGAGTTAGTTTATAACTTTATTGAAATTGATAAAGGATGCAAAGAATGAATAAAAAGATAGCTGAAATAAGTATAGACCTCTACCAAAAGGGACTACTCGCAAGATGCGAGGAACTTGAGCTGGAGGCGATGTGTTCAAGCGGCGATGAGCTGATGAACTTTTTGAATGTTGTACAATGTGCTGCCGACCCCGACGCAGTGTTCTGCCTTACCGAAGAAGGAGAAGCTGTTGCGAAGGCACTCAAAGAAAATCCTGAGTTGACTTTTGAGGAGGCTTGCGCCATTGCCAATAAAGTAAAAGTGAAAAATGAATAAATTGTTTGTAGTGACTATTTAGAGAGAAATTAAAAATGAAGATAAAAGAAATAACTGATGTGGATAAACCACCTAAAGACTTAGACATAGAATGTGTTAGTCTATACTATACATTAAATAGACTTCCAGGAGTTTATACATTTGAATCATGTTCAGGTCATGGGATAAATGTTTTTAGCATGTGGTTTTATTGTAATAATATTGATACTTTATCAAGACTTGGTAGGGCTGTGTCACCAAATTATTCAGACGGGAATTGGGAGATAATTGTAGATATTACAGACACAAATCCTAAAGGATGTTTTTGTTTAAGAAGTACGTATATCTTAGGAACATACGCACTTCCTGCAATTATTGACCGTCTTGTTAATAATATACTTTATTGGTTTAAAGATGAATTTGATAATTACTTTTTAAATAATAATCAAAATGATTAGACAATTAGATGTGCCGATTTATAACACTAATGTACTTTTCCTTCTTGAAACTACAAGTGAAGAATGGATAGAATTTTGTAGTAAGGAAACAAACAAAGATAAACTTAGTGAGGAAGATATAAAAGAAGTATCTGATGAAATTTCAAGTGATACTTGTGGTGGTAGTGTTGTAACATTATTAAATAACGATGGGTATGTTACGATTATAAAAGATGCAAATTATCCTACTTACTATTTACATGAGGTATATCACACTGCTGATAGTATTCTTAAAGACAGGGGAGTTGAACATACAGAAGATGATGAAGCTTATGCCTATATGATAGGTTGGCTTGGACAACAATACTGTGATATGCTTGAAGAATTTAATAAAGAGAAAGAAGATTGGGATGAAAGTGAGTAAGTGTACCAAGCAGACTATTGAAATTCCTATTAGTGAATATACACATCTAAAAGAGTGTAAATCTCGACTGATAGAAATTCACGAGCGGCAAATCATGGAATTAAATAGTGAAATGATGACAGCTGATATAAATACAATAATAAATAACACTATAAGCAATATAAGTACAACTAATAATACACTAATAAATCGTATAAGTGCTTATTTAAAGAACTTAATAAAAAATAGCATATGATAAATAAAAGAGAATTTCTTAAAGTTTCCAAAGAACTCTATAAAAGAGGTTATAGGAGAAACTTTAGAATGAGTGACTTGTACAAGCCTGGTTATAGTGGTTTATTTTATTACTATTATAAAGTAATAGATGAAACTAAAGACGAATATGGAGACAGATTAGTATTAACCCAGTTATTATTTAGACCTTGGTCTTTATGGGAATTTAGAGATAGATTGCCTGATAGTGACAATTGGCTATCTTTTGAACCAGTTATAATGTTTGGAAGAAGTAGTAGTGAAAGAATAGATTTATCATTATCGCATCCTGAGAGAAGTATTGATGAGTTAGAGCAAATTGCCAAAGACTTTGGTGAATGGTGTAAGCAAAATGTGAGAGAAATAAAAAATTTATAATTAAGAATTAAATTATATATAATATGAAAAAGATATTAATAATACTATTAATTAGTTTAGGAGTGCTATCTGCTGAAGCAAAAAGTATTTGGTTTACTGGTTATAGTTATGCTGTTAAGTACAAAAATAACTATAATAGAAATAATTCACAGGGCTGGTCAAGTTTCCAGAAATGCAACGTTGACATTGAGTTTAAGATAGATGATGATGTCATCGTGATCTATAGCAATAGGACACAGGCATATGCCATTTATGAAAATGCTGGGACATATACAGATAATGAAGGAGGTCAACAGCAAGGTTATTATGTTCTTGACCAGGATTATGACAAAGGTATGATTCGTCTTCGCATTGCACGAGATGGCACATCACAGTTGTATGTTGACTTTAATGATGTTGGATGGGTGTATAATGTTATTAGAAAATAAAAAATAATGATTACTAAAAAGTTCTGGAATTCTTTAAGTCCAATCCATAGAAAACATATAGTTGATTTAGCTTTACCTAATATGAGTGAAGACTTTAGAATAGAATTGAGTAATGAATTCCATCATAATTTTGATTATGAATCTAAAGGGAGTGAATTAAGTGGACATTGGTATAAATTATTATTTAGTAGATGTACTTTAAAAGGCAAAATAGTTAAAATAACAATAAATTATGCGATATGAAAAGATATTATTTTAGAATATATCAGAACGGAGATGAAGATGGTGACAAAGTTTGGGTTGATGCTGAAAATGAAAATGAAGCACGATGTCAAATTCGTCGAGATTATTGGGGCGTAGATAAGTTATTGCTTATCTCTTCAAAGGATATTAATGATAGAGATGAATAAAAAATTATCAGATATTTTATAACATGGGATTACTAATAATAGGAATTATATGGCTATTAGGCCTTATTTGGTTAATATGGGAAATTAAACATGCTCCAGAAGTTCCTAAAGAATTAGAAGATTTATTTTAAATTATGAGACAAATTAAAATATGTGAAAGTGATATTATAGGCACTAGCTTTCATGGTTATACTATAAGAACTTCCTATAATAAATTGAAGAAAGTGCTTGGTCCACCTACTTATGAGGATGAAGATAAAGATGAAAAAACTCAATTTGAATGGGCAGTGGAAACTATTGATGGTGTGAAAGGTTATATTTACGATTATAAAGAATATCGTAAAATTAAGAAGAAAGAGGATATAATCTGGCATATTGGTGGAAAAGACGAAGAAAGTTGTCAAAAGATTAAAGATGCTTTAAATGCTGAATTAAAATGAAAGAATTAAGTGAGTTAGCTGGGTGGGTAATAGATGCAAATATAGATTTGTCTGGACCAGCTGATTTAAATGGGTATGTTTTATTCTTAAGTAAAGGAGATAAAAAAGACTATCTTATAATGCGTATTGCAGAAGACGAGAGTGGAGAGTTATTCTATAGTCCTAGTTCAAAGACAATTTTAGAAGATAGATCATATGGTTTATATAATATGGAGTCAAAATCTCTAACTCCATTTGGTAAACTGTGTGTAGAGTACAATATGTTTACTTATGATGAGATTGTCACTTTAGAAAAGAAAAGGCTTCGTCTTAATAAAGATGTCCAATTAGCCTCCTTAGAAAGAAAAATAAAAATCTTTGAAAGATGGTCTCTTGAAATGCCTGATATTATGAAAAAGTATGAAACATTAAAAAATAGCTAATATGAAATATATATTTAAATATAAGAACAGAAGTGATGTTATAGCTGATAATGTAGATGATACTATAGCATTATTATATAATATGAGCTATCCAGAAGTAAACTTTATGGAAGACATTATTCCTAAATGTAAGAAAATTCGAGAGGAATATAAAGGAGATGATCCTAGAGAAGCTTTCAATATGATTGGCAAGAATGGTAAAAAATATTTATATCCTCTAGATTTCTATTACTGTCCTGCAAAATTTCAAACTATGGTTGTTAATAATTTCTGTGATGCATTTGGTATTACTTATATATGGCGAACTTATATAGATGTCTTATCGGAGTATATTAATAATGTAAACAATTCTTGCGTAACCGAAGTGTATGAAAAAGACTCAGAAGGTCATTATAGTAGAAATTATAAACATTTACCTTCTTTGAAAGATTCTTTAAAAGAAATAATAAAAGATGACAAAATTCTTGATCAAGTATATAGTAATATAGAAGATTATATAGATAAAGCTAAACATTATTATAAGTTTGGTCTTCGAGAGGAAAATCAATTTAGAGGAGGAGTAGTATTTCATAGTCCTAATAGTAATAGAAATACAGTTAAAGAAGCTTGGAAAGAAGTATTTGATAAAGATATTGAAATTCCAGATGATTCTGAATGGGGTGATGAATATCAATTAGAAGAAGAAGAAAATGATTGATGATTATAATTTAAAACAGGCTCAAGCTGAATTATATAAAGCAGGTAATAATGAATTACAAAGCCTTGGCCTAAGACTTAGAGGTACTGAATTTGAAAGTAATTACAAGAAAGTATATAATGCGGTTCGCATTCTAAATAATAAACTGATTCGTGAAATTCAACGAAGAGAAAAGCGTACAAAGAAAACTAGAAGAAAACTATGATCGAAGGTATTATATATTGTTTTACTAATAAAATTAATGGTAAAATATATATAGGTCAAACAGTCCGAGAAAAGCAAAGATTTAAAGAACATTTGACTAATAATAAACAGCGTATTGATAAAGCTATTCGTCAGTACGGTATATTTAATTTTGAATATACCGTACTTGAACGAATATCTGGCCCATCTAGGGACGTTCATAAAGCACTAAATGCTTTAGAGAAACAATATATTAAAGCATTTGATACTATGATTCCTAATGGATATAATGTTCTCCCAGGTGGAAATTCTAAGGTTCAATATTTGGTTTATAAGAAAAATAGACTTAAATTTGCACTTGTATATTTGTACAAATATATAATTAGATTATTTAAACGTGCCATATATAAGATAAAGCATTTTGTATGCTAAAGTTTTAACTTTAAATTTTTTGATTTATGAAGAAATTTATGTTTATTATGATTGCTGCTGTAGCTATGGCTTGTGCTTCTTGCCATACTGAAGGTACTACTAGCAATAATAGCAACGTTGATTCTCTCAATAACGATTCTACTATGGTGGAAGAAGTTGTAGTTGATTCAATTTCTGTTGACTCTACGTTAATTGCTAAATAATTAATGTAAATAAAACCTAAAGCGTATAAGGTGCCTCTTTAGTATAAAGGCAGTACACTAGATATAGAAATGGAGGTTCGAATCCTTCAAGAGGTTCTATTTTTAATTAATCAAATTATGAGTAAACTTATAAGAAAAGCACAGTACGGTATGTTCTGGAATCCTCCTAGTTCTTGGGGTCTTGATTTAGATGATGAGACTGATTTACAAGAATATGATAGTTCTATTGGTACTTCTACACAAGGGAATTTTTAGTACACTGATATTTCAGATTTATTTAATAGTCTTAAAAATAAATCTATAGACCTTTCTGATATGTTTTCTACTGACACCAGTATGTAGGATCAAGTAGAAACTCAAGACTTTAGTAATAATACTTCTAATATGATTTCTAAGCTTCCGCCAGGAGGTTCTAGTATTACTGGGAAAAAATTAGCTGAGGGTAAATACCCTTATGCTAATACTACTCCATACAAGGGAATTAAAACCTATGATTTAAGAAAAATTACTACTCGCCCAATAATAGATTATGATTAGTATGAACAATTATTAAAGGATAACAGTACTAATTATAAGACTTTTGATTTAGTTTCTAACAATGCTAAAACTTATATAAATAAAAATACTGCTGGTGGTAGAAATAATAATCCTTGTAATATATCAGCTTCTAAGGATTCTCTTGGAGTAAGTGGAAAAGCTACAATGGGAGATGGGCAAGGAGCAGCTGTATTTGATAATGTAATAGATGGTATAGCTAGTGCTATGCGTTTATACAGAAGAAAATATGGTAAAAAGAATGTAGCTCAAATGGATAATGGTATGCGAGGTTATTATAATAGAAATGAACCTATTGGTCTTACCGCTATGCGACTTTATGGAGTTACTCAGAAATGTAAATAGTTAGGAATTTCTCCAGCTGACAAACTTAATACTGATGATAAGTGGACTTTATGTTCATTTGTGGCTCTTACAGCTAAATAGGAAACAGGAAGTACATTATCTAGAGAAACTCTAGACAAGGCATATAAGGTAGCTTTTGGAGTATAAAACTATAAAAATGACTGAAAATTTAATTATAGCCCTAGTAGGATGGTCCCTGCTAGGGCTACTTGTCTATTGGACTAAATATCAAAGAAATAAACGAGCATCTATAAGATGTCCTAAATGTGGTAAAATTTTACGCCCACATGCTACAGGAATGCGAAATAGGTATTATTATGTCTATAAGTATAAATGTAGTAGATGCGGCTATAAAGCAATAATATAATGAAAATAAAGAAAGTTAAATCTTTGTATCCCATGATAACTGGGGAAAATTTTGAGGAGTATGTTATCCAACTGAATACTTCTATTAAAGCTCTGCAAGATAGTATTTGGAATTTAAGACAAACCATCTTTAAAGAAGAAGAAAAATTAAAAGAGCTAGAGAGTCTATATAAGGTAGCTAAATCTTTGTGTACTATTGAATATGAAGAGCTACCTAAAGCTAAAGAAATTAATAATGATGTGTCTGGTTTAGGTATTATTAATCACGGAGATGCCAGATATAGAGATTAAACTTATTATAAATAAAGATATTATGAATGAAGAAAAATATTCTTGCTTGAAATGTTTAATAGTATTATTAGGACTATTTCTTTTAGTAATAGCTATTAATGCTGCTGCTGCTGGAATACTATTAGTATTATATAATGCTCTAGCTGTAAGCTTTGGTTGGATTACTTTAAAATTTTGGCAAATATTTGTTATTTGTATTGTAATTTATATAATATCAAGATTTATGAAATAAAATAAAAAATGAATGTATATACTGAAGAATTTCCAAGTGTAAGTAATTTGCTTAAGACTTTAGACTGTAGAAAACCTAATATAGTATTTAAAGAGGAGAGTCGTTTAAGTAGTGAAGATATAGAAAGTAAAGGTGGTACATGGTATTGTACTTGTGATTATGATGATGCTAAAAAGTTAATAACTTTTGGTTATAAAGAACATCTCTATAAAATTAAACAACAGATGAGGGTGACTTCTAAAAAATATAATAAATTTCAAGTAGTAAGTAAAAACGCTCCTCATTCAGATATTGTTGGCTATATTCCACATGTACCAAATGCTATACAAAATATTCCTAATAGTATGATTAATGTGCATAAAATACCACAAAAGCAAAAAACTATGCATATAATCTATACTAATAGTGGTAATTCTTGTGAAAGCTCTAATTTTTTTATTGATGCAGGAGTAGCAATGTTAACTGCTGTAAATATTATAGAATCTAACGGTATTCAAGTAAAACTTGATCTAGCTTTTGTAGCAGCAGAAGAGTGTTGTGAAGCAGCTTTTCCAACAGTTAACCTTAAAAATTATGGCCAAAGACTTGATCTTTTAAAGATTTGTTTCCCTATAACTCATCCTTCTATGCTAAGAAGAATAGGATTCAAATGGATTGAAACAAATCCATTTATAAAAAAAGGAGATTGGAGAATTAGCTATGGAAGAAGTATTACAAACTCAGATAATATAGTTAAATATCTCAAAAAAGACGATAACTTTGTAGTAAGTAACTATTGGATTAGAGAGCATAATTATGATATTGAAGAATTATTAAAATATTTAAATTGTAAAAAGATTGTAGATAGATGAAAACTGTAGATGAAATTAAACAAGAGATTTCAGCTGGAATTAAAACTCCAAAAGGTAAAAACACTACTTCTGCTAATAAAGTAGTAGAGGCTATTCAAAAGACTATCATTGATACTGTTGTTGGTGATGGTATTGATGCTATTGTAGAGACTATTAAGCCCGAATTAACCAGGAAAATTATTGAAATTTATGGGGTATTACCTCAGATCCATGAAATTAAAACTCCTACTGAAACTAGAAAAATAGAAGGAGTAACTCATGAGAAATTTGATGAGATTTTGAACATGGTTAATCTTGGTATTCCTGTATTTATGACTGGTAAGAGTGGAACTGGTAAGAATATTATTTGTAAGCAAGTTGCTGATGCTCTTGGTTTTGAATTCTATTTTACTAATGCTGTAACTCAAGAGTATCGTTTAACTGGATTTATTGATGCTCATGGTAATTATCAGAAGACTCAGTTCTATGATGCATTTACTAAAGGCGGTGTATTCTTCTTAGATGAGATGGATGCTTCTGTTCCTGAAGTATTGGTTATTCTTAATGCTGCTATTGCTAATGGTTACTTTGATTTTCCTATAGGTAGAGTAGAAGCTCACGAGAATTTTAGAGTAATTGCCGCTGGTAATACTGTAGGTAAAGGTGCTGATAATAACTATACTGGTAGATATTGTATTGATGCAGCATCTTTGGATAGATTTGCATTGGTAGAAATTGACTATTCACAAAAAATTGAGGAAAATATTTGTGAAAATAACACAGAATTGATTAACTTTGTACATAAATTTAGAGAAACCACAGAAAAGTGTGGCATTGAATGTTTATGTTCATATCGAACTATGCAAAGAATCACTCTGCTAGAGAAGACTGATATGAGTCTGTGTGACATCATGAATGTATCTCTATTTAAGGGAATGCCTATTGATGATAGAAACATTATTCTTGAACAAATCATTGAAGAAGGTTTATCTAAAGATAATAAATATTATAAAGCAAGTAAAGGTCCTAACTTTACGCTTTAAATAAGTTTTAAAATATGACCTCCTACGCTTCTCATAAGAACAGCGCACCCGTGGAGGCCTTCGAGCAGGGGTAACGCATAAGGGATGCTTGCATCAGTTTACTAAATTGACGCCAGTATGGGGGTTCAAATCCCCCTCCCTGTACAATAATCTGAGTTTGATTCTCAGCCGAGATACTAAAATAAAATATAAATGATAAATAATAATTATGAGTAAACCATAGACCTATTCTTTCAGAGGTGATGTAGGTACAGACAAAAAACGATTACTTTTATATAGTGCAGACCATAAACCTGGTACAGGACCTGAAGAGGTTATTGAATTAATTAAATTTAATGATACGGATGGTTATATTGGATAGATTCCTGAAGATATATCTATAGAAGGAGTTCAGTATAAAAAAGGAGATTTAATACATTATTCTGACGGAGGTCTTTTTGGAAGTGATAAAGTATATAAAGTTGATACTATTAAATCTCCTAAAAACTATGCTAAAGGAGAAGTAGAATATAAATCAGCATATAATAAATGGTTAGGTAGGTATATAACTGGTGATCATAATAAAAATTGGTATATATTATCAGAAGGTTCTACAGGATATGATTCTAAAGGTAATTACAATATCCTTAAAAAAGGTAAGTGGGTAGATAATACTGATTCTGCCTCATCTTCTCCAACAACTAAATCAATAACTAATTCAACTGATGTCACTAATTCTACTTCAGATACTAATACTACTACAGACACAAGTTCTGCCATAAGTACTGACTCTACTACTAGAAGTTTTGATTTTCTTGATGATATACTAGGAACACAAAAAGAAGACAGTAAAGATAAAACTACAGAATTAGATCCAAATCAAATAGCAAATACTATAGTTAATGAAACTAAATTAAATGATACTGCAATATCTAGTTTAGTTTCCACTTACTTAAACTCATTAAATAGAATAAATAGAAGTTATAATACACAAACGAAATAAAACAATTAATTAATTATGGCAACAGTTAATAATGATAATAATAACATTTTCACGGGATTATCAACAAGCGATTTTATACCTATTACTCTGTAGACTCCTATAGCATATGGAGATAATAAATCATATTATAATCCTTGGCTTCGTACTGCCTTTAAAGGCGCAAAAGGGTAGCGATGGAATGAAATGATAAATAGATATAAAAACGATGATTTGTATGATGATATGTACGCATATGATGATAACTATAAGGTACATGTTCGTATAGATCCAAATAACGTAATACCTGGTAAGAAAGGTCAATGGGGTGTATATGAATATACGGGTGATGATGGTCAGAAGAGAAGAATACAATTATCTCTGCTTAATACATTTTACAGACGTAATCCTGGTCTAGGAGCTGCTTCTACTCCTACCACTCCTAGTACACCTAGTACACCAGCTCCAACAGGTGGCTATCTTCATTTGAATGATAAAACTGCTCCTGTAATCACTCCTAATTATGGTGCTTATACTTATAGTGAGTGGATGAGCGATACCAATCCTTGGGGAGCAAAAAATTTCAACAATATACGAAGTTTAGGTAATATTTATGGTGACATTGATACAGAAGAAGAGTTAAATATTCTTGCTCAATTATAGGGTGCACAAGGTGCTATAAACTACATTAATAGTAACTCTGGAGAAAATCCCTTATTTGTTAACAACCGATTCATAGGAAATGCCGATGCTGTTAAGCGTGCCGCTGCTTTATTAGGAAAATATGCTGCTTCTGATGAAGGTAAACCCTTTTATGAGCAATTACGTAGAGGTTATGCTTCTCTTGATAATATGGATAAATATGAAGCATATGCCGCTACCAAAGGTTGGACTGGTCGTGATGGATAGGCAGATAGAGACTATTTAAATGAAGCTAGAAATAGTATAGATAAAAAATATAATGGAGCAAATTTCTTTAAAAAGTATGCAGGCGATAACGTTTGGGGAACACTTGCAAATGAATTTGCTCAAAATGATTATTTTAGGAATGATTATGTAGTTGATGCTTAGCATGTAATGGATAGATTAAATCGTGATGCTGGTCTTGGTAATGGTAGAAAGTTAATTGAGATTTATAATGATATTATTAATAATAGTAGAGACAGTGATGGTAGGGATTTATTAACACCCGAACAAAGATATAGGATATTTAGAGACATGACTAGAAGACGTTTTAAACTAAATAATGATTTTTGGAATAGAGCAGAAAATGGTAGAGCTAGTTTAAAAGGAATAAGGGACAAAGTATATAGTAACGAAGATATACTATTTAAAAATGGTGGTCAAATATTTAGAATGTTATTTGTATAATTACAATCTCCGTTAATTTTAACGGAGATTTTTTATTTAAAAAAATTAAGATTATGTTAAAAGAAAATCCAGAAGAATTACCAAAAGTTAAAATGCACCAACTTGATAAACAATTTTTTGGTAATGACAAAATTACAGTGTGCAAAAAATGGGTAGTGTTTACTATCGATAATGTTGATGCGAAAAGTATAAAAAAGTCGTTAGAACAGAAGTATTCTAATGTAGCATTTATAAATAATGCTAATACTTTATATGTAAGAAAACAATTTTCTTCTAAGGTAACACTTAAGGAAGGTGATACTTATGATAAGATAAAAGCAGAACGTATTACAGAATCAATATGTGATGGTAGAGCTTTTTGTTATATTGCATCTATATTAGCAGATATTTTGGATTACTATAAAATTAAAGTAAATGCGTTAGTTAATTCCTTAGATAAGTTTTCCTCTTTAACTATTAAAGAAACTAGCCATATTATAAATTTAGATAAATAATATGAGTTCTTATACTATATATACAGATGGAGCCTATTCCTTTCAGAAAAACACTGGAGGAATAGGCTTTGTTATATTAAATGATAAGGATCAAATAGTTGCTCAATTTGCTAAGCCATTTAAGAATACTACTAATAATAGAATGGAACAGATGGCAGTATTACAGGCTTTAAATACAATTAAAGTAAGTAGTAATGTAACTGTATATAGTGATTCTGCATATGTAGTAAATACTTACAATGAGGGATGGAAGAGTAAAGAGAAGTCTAATTCTGATTTATGGGAAAGATTAGACGAAGCTATTGATAGGCATTCTTCAGTAAAGTTTGTTTTAGTTAAAGGGCATTGTAATGTTGAATATAATGAAATGGCAGATAGACTAGCTCGTGGAGCAGTAGTAAAATCTGTATCTAAAGGAATTACTAACTTCAGACTTTAACTTTTATTAAACTTTTAAATCCCCTTAAATTGAAAAAAATTTAGTAATTTTGAAATAAAAAATGAGAATTTACAGCAATGACGAAGAATTAGTTGAAGAAAAAGTAGATGTTACTCCTAAAACTACAGATATTAAAGCAGATATATTAACTGCATTAGAAAACCAGATTAATAGTGAGTTATATAACTCTAATCTTTATAATTATATGTCTAACTTTTATTCTTATTTCGGTTTGGAAGGATTAGCTGAATTCTTTAAAAATCATGCAAAAGAAGAGTTAGACCATGCTGAACTTATTGAGAATTTTCTTAAAGCTAGAGGATATAGACTTCATAGCTATAGTATGATTCCAGTAAAGGAAGTAATGGAAGACGGTAATTTTAAGAAACCTCTTGAAATATTTCAGAAAGCAGAAAATGAAACTACCGAAGCTTTTTATAAATTACATGCCCAAGCTGAAAAAGAAAATGACTTGTTAGCTATAGATTTTATATACACAATGATTAGAGAACAACTCGAAGAGATGGGATTAGCTAGAACAGTTAATCAGATAGCAGAATTGAGTACAGATTGGTTAGCTATTCAAGATGCTATAGTGCATTTAAAATGACAAAGGAAAATAAACTAATATTACTTAGTATCTGTATAATTTTAATTATAACTGGATTCTTTTTATGGAGAAAGTGTTCTACTCATAAAATAGAAAATGATCCATACAATGATATGGTTCATAGAGTAGATTCTCTTAATATTAAAATTGATTCACTTAAAATTCAAAGAGATACAATACTTAGTAATATTGATAGTAGTAAGCAGAACATAGGTTTAATAGAGTTACAGTATGAAAAGGATTTTAATACTATTATTAATCAGTCTGCCGACAGTGATAGTAAGTTTTTCACAGACTACTTATCCGAAAATTTTAAACGATTCTCTAGTAGTTATAACCAGTCAGCAACTAAAGGAAACTAATTTAATATTTGCTGAACATAAAAAGTTAAAAGCTGAGAATATTGAATTAAATACTCAAATTACAAATTATCAAAATTTAGTTGATAATTATCAAAAAGCGGAAGCTTTAAATGAATTAAAAGTAACTGAGTATAAGAATTATGCTGATATGGCCCATGAGAAACTTTTAATACAAGATAAAGAATTAAAAGGTATTAGGTCAAAGCAAAAAACTTTAAAATGGGTAAGTATAGGGGGAATTACTCTTAGTGCTACTTTGGCTATATTATTAATCTTTAAATGAGAAAAGATAAGCCAAGAGACCCTTCGGGTATTATATACAAATTCCCTTATAGAACATGTAAAGAATGTAAAAGATACCCTTGCTTCTATGGCATAGATACATTGTCATGTGATTTCGCTAAGTATGGGTGTAAAGAATATACGGATACAAAAAGCAAAACTGTTGGCACAACACGATGAGCCAGGAGGATACATAGTATATGTTTTCGAAAACTTAGATTTTGATAAGTTATATGATAAATATGTAATGTGTACTAGATTTCCTAACTGGCAATGTGATGAATTAAATATAGGAGATATTGGCTTTCTTAAATTTAGAGAAGTAGAAGGGGGTATAGATAGTTGGTATGATAGTGTTTCAGATACTAATATTCCTTATAAATATACTAATATTCACTTTTTAGAATTTATTAAAGAACAAACTCCTACAAAAGAAATAGTACTTTAATTCATCAACTGTGGAATGTAAAATAGATAATACTTAAAAAACTAGATATTATGGTAAAAATATGATATGTTATGATTAAAACATGATTAAAGAAAGATACGAAGAAGCCCTTAGTAAAAAGGAAAATGATATAAATTCTTTTGTTTGGAAAGGTAAGAAAGTTATCAAGGATGGTGAAGTATTTCAAGAAGAAAAGAAATTAAAGGATTGTACTCCTGAAGAACTTTTAACTTTTTATAAACATTGTGAGACAATGCTTTATAATAAGGATAAAGAAAATCCTGGAAGATATGTCTTACTTGATATTATTAAGGAGCAGCGTAATAAATGTAATGCAGAATTATTTGTTAGATGGCTTGAAAAAGATAAAGATACTCCTAGATTTGTATTTATGTCTGCTTTAAGAGAATTTCTAAATAATAATCCATCTGTTGATCCTAAAACTAATTCTATAGCGATGGCTGTTGGAGATTGTCCAAAAGAATTTAGTACCCTAACTATAAATACAGTATTAGCTGCTTGTTTGGATACTTTAGGAAAGTTTTCTAAGCAACATATTACATTAACATTCTTACTTAAACAAGGAATTTATCTAACTGAGAGTGACTTACAGAGAATAGATAAAAACACTAGTAAAGTGGATTATATCAGAGGTTATTTGGATTTAAAGCCTAATATTAATGTAATGATAAATTATAAAGGTCTTACTTTAGATCAAATGAGAGCTATGATTATGTTACATAGCAAGAAATATTCTGAATTATCTACTATGCAGTTGGAAGTATTACGAAACAGGATATTATTCTCTCTTGAGTCTGATGTTCAATATCATATTAGTCAATGGGAAGAAAGGGAGAGACAAATACGTCTTGTTCTCAAATCTAAAGGAGTAAATGTTTGATCCTAATTCTTCTCGTAGTAAAAGACAAAAAGAATGTGTTGATAATTGGATAAAAAGTAAATGTATCGGAAGTATTGTTGCAGCTACAGGATTTGGAAAGACTCAAATAGGACTACAGGCTGTTCGAAGGTTTCAAAATAAAAATGCAAATAAAAAAGTTATAATTGTTGTACCTAGTGATGCAATAAAAATACAATGGGATAAAGAATTGCAAGATAATAATATAAATGCAGAAGTACATACAATGTATGATGTATCACGTAATCAATATAAATGTGCATTATTGGTAATAGATGAAGTACATAAGGTTGCTGCTCCTACTTTATATTCAGTATTTGAGAATGTAGAATATAAGATAATATTAGGTCTTACTGCTACATTTGAAAGACTGGATGGTAGAGATAGATTATTATCACAACATGCACCTATTGTTGATGAAGTTACAATAGAGGAATCTATCAAAAATGATTGGTTAAATGATTATAGAGAGTATTTGGTTCTAATAGAACCTGATGATATAGAAGAATATGAAAAGGTTAACCGAGAATTTATTGAGCATTTCTCTTTTTTTGACTTCAATTTTGGAGTAGCTATGAAGATGGCTACTGATTGGAAGGCACGAGCTGCTTTAGCCAAACAAAAGTCTGATGGTACTAATTTTAAAGAAGTAAATAAGCAAATTCTTATACATGCTATGGGATTTACTAGGACCCTACAGAAAAGGAAAAAATATATAAATAATCATCCTAAGAAAGTAGAGTTAACTAATTTAATATTAGAGCATAGACAAGACAAAAAGTGCATCACTTTTAGTGCAACAATTGCAATGGCTGAAAAACTAAAATATGGTAAGGTTTACTCTGGTAAAGATTCTAAGAAGAAAGGGAGAATTACTTTAGAGGAATTTATTAACCAAGATAGTGGAGTTGTACATTCTATTATGAGGTTAAATGAAGGATTTAATGACCCCTCTATATCAGTAGCTATAATCTTAGGTACTAATAGTAGTAAAACAACCAAAAAACAACGCATAGGCCGAGCAATTAGACAACAAGAAGGAAAGGTTGTAGAAATATTTAATTTAGTTATTAAGAATACTGTAGAAGAGCAATGGTTCCGAAATAGTGTAGGGAATAGTAAATACATTACTATAGACGAGGAGAACTTACATCTATTATTAGAAGGTAAGAAGATAACTCCTAAAATAAATACTAAAACTAAACAAATGATTTTTAGATTTTAATTATATGTTTAAGTATATAAAATATATTGCTATGCATTTGCTGTTTAAACGTTATGAAGACAGCACTGTATATGATATGGAAAAGTTTGAAGACGAATTAATTGATTTAGAGCGCACATTACTTCGTCGCTATAAGATGCAATAGACACCTTCCGAAAGGAATATAAACTGTATGCAATTAAATAGATATAGCTCGAAACTATACAATCAGTCTATTTAATTGGAAATAAAATCACTTGATAATAAACTACTGCTTATGGCTCGTTATAGCCTAAATGCAGAAGAATTATTTATAATAGAATTACTTTTATTAGCTAATAGTGAATTAAGGCATTCAGAATATTTATGTAAGTATTTAGAAGCATCTAAATGTGATTTAAGAGATATACTTGTTTCGCTACAAAATAAAAATATAATACTAAAATCCTATAAAATCCCAGATAAAGGAGATAAATTTGACCCTGAAACTGTCCCTTTTTCTAAGAATTTTTTAACTGGTCACATGAAATGCAGTAATGAACTTGGTTATGAATTTTGGAAAACTTATCCTAGTATCTGTGTTATTAATGGTGTAGAAGCCCCACTTAAAAACTTTGCAAAGAAATTTAATTCAGAAGATGAATTCTTTTTCGCTTATGGTAAAAGTATAGGATGGAATATAGATAAACATCGTGAGATACTAGAGTTAATAGAATGGGCTAAAGAAAATAATTGTAGGCTTATTAATATGAATATAGCTGATTTTGTAGTGAGTAAGATGTGGGAGAGTGTTGCAGAAATGAAAGATGGTAATGGTACTATAACATTTGATACCTTAACATCCGTATGATGACAGGAACAGAACGTTTTTATGAATTGATTGATAAAGGAAGAGATGGAAATAACATAGGATTAACTATTGGCCTTCCTAAAATGGAATTATATATGGATGGTCTTCTTCCAGGTACATCTTATTTAATAGCTGCCCAAAGTGGCGTAGGTAAAAGTACCTTTATGTTATACTCTTTTATATATAAGCCTTTAAAGGAATATATAAAGGGTATATCTACATTCAGAGATCCATATTTTATTATGTTCAACTTGGAGATGACTCAAGAACAAATTTATGCTAAACTGGTTTCTATGTATGTATTTGAAAAATATGGTGTTTCAATAACGTATAAAGAGTTATTTTCCAGAGGACATGATTGTAGATTATCTGATGAACACTTTGAATTAGTTAAGTCTTGTACTCCATTCTTAAAGCTATTAGATGAAAGAATTATATTTCATGGTGGTACTTTAAATGCTGAAAAATATAAAAAGACAGTATTAGAAGACTTAAAAAGATTTGGTACTTTTACTCCTAAATATTATATACCTAATAATGAAAATCAAATAATTTCTGTTATTATCGATCATATGTCTCTTGTAAGAGCTAGTGCAGGTAAAAGTAAGAAAGAGGAAATGGATTTATTATCTTCATATTCTGTTTCTTTAAGAAATAAATATAATATAAGTCCAATTCATATTATGCAGTTTAATAGAAATGCAAACAATTCTGAAAGATTGAGGCAAGGGCAGCAAGAGCCTGATGCTTCTGATTTTAAGGATTCTGCTGCTATGTATGAAGATTCTCAAGTAGTATTAGCACTACATTCCCCTCTTAAATTTAAATTAGCTAGTTATAAAGGATATAATATGAAAGAAATAGGACATAATTATCTAGCTTGTATCCTTCTAAAGTCAAGATTTGGTACTTCTGATATAATAGACCATATTGGATTTTACGGAGAATGTGGCTGGTTTAAGGAGCTTCCTAAACCTGAAGAAATTATGGACTATGAAACTTATAAAAATCCTAATTGGACATTAAAACAAGATACTATCAAAACAACAGATACTCCTAAAGTAACTTTTAAACTATAAATTAATGGATTTACCTTTAAAGAAACTGCCAAAAGTAACTCAAGATCCTAAAAATTTAATACTATATGGAGTTCCTAAGATTGGAAAGACCTCTTTGTTAGCCACTTTGGAAGATAATCTTATTGTGGATTTAGAAGAGGGTTCTGATTATGTAGAAGCTATGAAAGTAAAAATTACCACAATCAAGGAACTTAATGAATTATGCAAAGCTATTAAGGAAGCATCATATCCTTATAAGTTTATAACGATTGATACAGTTACCGCATTAGAGGAATTTGCCAAACCTCTTGCTCTTAAAATGTATAAGGAATCTCCTCTTGGATCAAACTTTAATGATAATGATGTACTTCATGCTCCTCACGGTGCAGGTTATGGTTTCTTAAGAGAAGCTATGCAGAAAATTATTGAAAAACTTGCTATGTGTGCTCCTAATATTATATTAGTAGGGCATGTTAAAGATAAGGCTATTGTTACTATGGGAGAAACCCAAGATAGTAATATTAAGGAATTAGATTTAACAGGTAAAACTGGCAGGATATTAGCAGCTAAAAGTGATGCAATTGGTTTCGTTTATAGAGACGAAAATAGTAATTTATGTATAAATTTTGAAACGAATGGTGACGCTACAGCAGGAGCCAGACCCGAGCATTTAGCTAATAAGAAAATTATAGTGGCTGAGCTTCAATCAGATGGATCATTTGTTTCACATTGGGAAAGAATTTACCCATCATTGAAGAAATGAAAATTAAAATAACAACTCTTGCAGAAGTAGGTAAAGATAATACTTTTAAAGTATTATCTACTACTTCTGAAATATTAGAAGAAATTGAAACCAGTACTAAACCTTTATTAATATTACGAGATAATAAATATGAGTTAAATAGTGCTGCTATAGAACTATTAAATGCCACCTATGGAGATAGACTAAATATTGAATATTCTCAAATAGATGGCTTTATGTATCCTGTAATATGTAAATCAGTGGATGCTGGTAATAAGCTTACTAAAAGTAAAACAGTAAGTTATAGGGGTACAGCTAATGAGGTATTATCTAAATATGGTACTGAATTTACTATTGAATATTATGATGGTACTTTCTTTAAATTAGTCAGTAAAGATGCTGAACCTATAATAATGGAAGATGAGAATATAGAACTTCCAAATGCTGACGAAGAAATAGATATAGATGAACAAGAAAGTTCTGATGAATTAGATGACTGGCTAGCCGAGTTTGATAAAAGCACAGAACTAAAGGATATAAATTTTGAATCATTAATTAATTAAATATGAAGTTTAATATTTCAACTGCAAATACTACAGCGGTGCAAAGAATTGCCCCTTTTACAATCTCTAAAGTTGCCTTTAAAGGTATTGAAGCCAAAGAAGGAAAGTCTAAAGAAGGCCGCGAGTGGAAAGCTTTTCAGATAAAATTTGACGGAGAGTCTGGTGTATTTGATACTATGTTCTTCTGTCCCGACGCTAAGGGTGAAGAGAGAATGTCTGGAGACACTGGAACTTATAAATGGGTTATGCCTTCTGCTATGGAGCAACTTATCTTTAATGTAGCTCATTTCTTATCTGTAGTAGCACCAGAAAATTATGAGAAGATTAAGGGCAAATTGAATTTGGAATTGCCAGCCGAATTTGATAAACTTGTAGAAGTCCTTACTAAAGCTACTAACTCTAGTATAGATAAAGAATTTTATATCAAAGTGGTTGCTAATAATAGAGGCTATGCTTCTCTGCCAAATTCTGTTCAAATCAATACTAAGACAGATGAAGCTTTCTTTAGCAATAACTGGATTAGCGAGAAAGAGTCCGAACTTAAATTTACAGCTCGTGAACTTAAAGCAAAAGAAGCACTTGCTAACACTAAACCAACTGTAATGCCTGATGATTTGGAAGACGATTCCAAGTCTGAAGATACAGACGATTTAGAGTTGGATGATCTTTAATAATTTAGTAAATTTGTAGTTCTAATAAGAAATAATAGTTATGGCAATATTTAGATTAGAACCTACAATTACTAAAGAATATTTATTAAGTAAGTATTCTCAAGAGACTTATCTTAATTACTACCTAGGAGTTCCTGTACGGAAAGGATTATTTGTTTCTCCTTTAAGGGATGATAAAAACCCAACGTGTTCTTTTTATAGAAATAAAAAAGGTGATATCATATTTAAGGATTTTGGCTCTGATATGAGAGGCAATTTTATAAATGTTGTAATGTTTAAATATAATTGCTCATATTTTGAAGCCCTTAAAATCATAGGAAATGATTTTGGATTTATACATACTGATAGACCTAAAACAAGAAAATCTGTAAAAGTAAGTGAAGACAAATTTGAGGAGACTCAAGAAGCTATTATACAAGTCGAAATAAAAGATTTTTCTGCAGAAGAACTTAAATGGTGGAATCAATTCGGTGTTACTGAGGATATCCTAAAGAAATTTAGGATATTCTCTTGTAATACTGTATTTTTAAATGGAAATATCTTTACCACCTCTAGTAAATCACATCCTGTATATGGTTATTATAGAGGGAAAAATTCCAAAGGAATGGAACTATGGCGAATATATCTTCCTAAACATAGGAAGAGAGAGCCAAAGTTTCTATCTAATTGGCGAGCTACTATGCTTCAAGGAGCAAAACAACTCCCTTTAAGTGGTGATGTTTTAGTAGTAACTAAAGCTTTAAAAGATGTAGCCTGTCTGTATTCTTTAGGAATTACTGCAGTAGCACCTAATTCTGAAAATTTATTTCTTACTGAAAAACAGTTTGAAGCCCTTCATAAGAGGTTTAAAAATATAGTTATATTCTACGATAATGATTTGGCTGGTATTCAGAATATGAATAAATTTAGAAAGAAATTTGGAGTAAAATGTTTTTGGATTCCTAGAAAATATGGTGCAAAAGATATTTCAGATTATTATAGTAAATTTGGTAGAGAAAAGACTCTTGAATTAATTGATTATGCAAAAGAAAAACTGTAAAGCACAAAACAAAGATTAGCTGCCTGATGAAAAAACTAAAAAGTCAAGCATAGGCAAACGTAATAGGCGTAAAGGAAATAAATTTGAACTTGAAATAGTAAATAAATTAAAACAAATAGGATATACAGGATGTAAATCTAGTCGTGCTGTTAATAAGATGGCTGATGCTAATAAAATAGATGTAGTAGATTTAAATGGTGAATTACCATGCAATATCCAAACAAAAAATACTATTTCTACACCTAGATACTTTGCAATACGAGATGCTTGTACAGATAAAGAGAAGCCGTTTTGTGTTATTTGGAAAAAAACAGGGACATCTGGTCATAATAGTGAAGGAACTATTGCTATGATTCCTTTGGATTATTTCCTTGAATTAATTAGTAAAAATAAATAATATGAATACATATCTATTGCCAATATGCTCTGATGTTGATAATATTATACATAAAGTAGTAGCTAAGGACTTTAAAGCCGCAGAAGATAAATATATTAAAATTTTAATGGATAAATATATTGATAACGAAGAAATTGATCCAGATAATTTTTCTGAACTTAAAAGTATATTATTTGAAACATGTGATATAGTAATTGGGGATATATATAGTTTAGATGAATTTGAATGAGAGATTTAAAGATTGGTTTAGATATTGATGACTGTTTATGTTATTGGTGGGAGTCTTATTGTGAGTATTATAATGTAAAGAAATACCCAAGCAGACTAAAAGAACACCAAATAACAAAGAATGTTGTCAGAGATCTAAAAACAAATAGACAGTTTTGGATTACTTTACCTATAAAGAATAAAATTGATTTTGTTCCAGTATTATATTGTACTGCTAGAGTCAATAATAAAGCTTGGTCTAAAAAGTGGTTAAAGGATAACGGCTTTCCTAATAGTCCAGTATATCAAATGTATGGGCATAGAGTTGATAAATCAAAAAGAGTAAAGGGGAAAGTTGATGTCTTTATTGATGATAGCATACATAATATGATTCAGCTGAATTTAGCAGGCGTGCCTTGCTTATTATATAGTACACCTAATAATCAAAGTTGGGGAGAAATAGGCAGAATTGAATCTCTTGACTATGATACTATATGCAAGGCCTATGATGAATTTATGGAGAAACATTTTTATAACTTTAAAGATTTAGTATGATAAAAATTGAATATATACCAAATAGCGTTCAATATCTTGAGATAAGTGATGAACGCTATTTTTCTAAAGAGTTTTCTAATTGTATCAGTAATTCTAAACTTAGCTTAATAAATCCCGATCAAGGAGGATCAGTAGAAAAATATTTGGCTGGATTTAAGCCAAACTATTCTAATAGTTTATTTTTAGGAAGCGCTGTTCATGAATTAATTTTACAGCCTAAAGATTTTAAATTATCTGATGATACAACTCGCCCTAGTGCAAAGGTAGGATTCATAGCTGATATACTATATAAGAAATACAAGAAAACTAAAGAATTACCAACCTTAGAAGAAGTAAGAGAGGCATGTATTAAAGTAGATTATTATTCTAAGTCTCTTACGGATTCTAGAATAAATAGTGTTCTAGAACAATGTATCCCATATTTAGAGAGTAGATATAAAGAAGAGAAAAGTCCAGAGTATCTTAATGCTGAAAGTATATTTTTAGATACTCGTAACTATGAGACTTGTATGCAATGTGTAGCATCTCTACAGTTGAATCCTAGTATTATGAAACTTTTGCATCCAGCAGATTCTAAGGTAATGAATGAAGCTGCTATATTTCTGGACTTTAAAGCTACTGATACCGAAACAGGAAAATCTGTTATACTTAAAGTAAAGGGAAAACTGGATAATTTTACTATTAGTGAAGGTTCTTTAGTGCTAAATGATTTAAAGACTACTGGGCATCCATTAGAATATTTTAAGCATAGTTTTAAAGAATATCATTATGCCAGACAAATGGGTCTTTATGCTTTTATGCTTAAGGAGTATGTTGCAAAATATCACAATATAACAGACATAAGCAGCTTTAATGCTAATATGCTAGTGGTAAGTACAGTTTCAGAATGTAACTCTGGCATATATGAAGTATATGATTCTGAAATAATAAATGGATTTCAAGAATTTATTAAACTGCTTAAAATGGCAGCTGAAGTAGAATTAAATAAGATACAAGATGGAAACTTGGATACCTGATTATCAAGAGCTAAAAACTACATACAATAGATATTATGGTGTATGTAATTTCAATGGTTCTTTTGAAGATCGTATAAATCTTATAATAATTGTGTGTTATATAACACAAAAATTACGAGAGAAAAACCCAGATATTACATGTTGGGAAGTGCTAGCCAAGATAGTATTTAAAGAGGGATCATATTGTGACGATTATGTTGCAGCTATCAGAGGACTAGCAATAATGTGTGAAGACTTTATGCAAGGCATAAAAGGTGAGATACCTAAATTAGATTTTAAATCTAATAAAGAAATGATTGCAGAAGTCAAGAGAATTTTAGATACATGGATCCCATTTTAATTAATTTTAATAAATAATATGGCAATATTAAAAGTTGAAAAATTTGAAGCTTATTCTTTAAAAGATGCTCTAGATCAATTTCCTGAAGGTACTGGTGTAGTATTTCCAGACTCTGGGGCTAATTGTACCATAGCTTGGCAAAAAGCTGGTTGTCCAACTGGAATAGATTTAGAAAAATTTATGGAAGAGCAGCTTGAAAAGAAATGCAAAGATGAAGAAAATGTTAGCTTATATATCATCGAAAATTATGGCAAAGAAAATAAGCGTACCAGACCTTATAGCATGAAGAATATTCCAACCAAAGCAAGACATTATGTAAAACATTATGTAATTGTTATTGGTGGGCAACTGCACCCTCATTATTATAAGCAGAAAAGTGATGCAATTAAAGCTCTTAGAGATTTGTATTTTAATGGCGCAAAAGAGGATGCTTATATAATGCCGATTAAGATTGATGTAAATAATCTTAAAACTTTGGAGTGCAAATATACCCCTTCTAAAGGCACTCAAAAAGGTGCTTATACATTCTTTAGATTTGTAGGCTAATAAATAATAGAGTGGTAATATACCACTCTATTATTTAATAATAGTGAGAGTAAACTAGTATCACTAGATAACTCACTTAAATGTAAATGATAATGATATATTTAGTAAGTAATGGACATGATAAAGTTAAAATAGGGTGGTCCGAAAGAGCAAAAATTGATGGTGAATACCCTAGATTAAAAGAATACATATCTTATAATCCTGATACACAAATTATAGATATTGTAGAACACGGAACAAAAGAAGATGAAAAAGTATTAAAAGAACTTACTGCTCATTTTTATGTACCAGCTAAGGGACAAAGAGAATGGAGGTATGATAATGAACAAGTACGTGAAATTTGGGATAATTATAAAGAAGTAATAGAAACCAGATACAAAACGTGGTTGCAAGATCAAATCGCTAAGTTACAGCAAGAGCAGGAAGAAAAGGAAGAATGATAGTATGGATATTGAAGTAAAAGAATTATTAGAAGGTAAACCAACAATTATTGGTAAAAAAGCTTATTTTAAGACTGCAAATTATGTAAAGCCTTTCTTGGATAGATTATCAAATTATACAGATGATTTTAGAGTACATGTACAAACTCCTGAACAAATAACTATTACTGAAAATGGTGGTACTAGCTCCCATGACACTACTTATAATAGAGTGTATATTGAAGCGGTGATGCCAGATGAAGAAATGTATGAGAACCATGATAAGGTTATAGGTATGGTAATGGGCTTAGATGTAAGAAAGCCAGTTGTTAAATTCTATAGTGGAGCACTTAATGCTGCTTGTACTAATTTATGCATATTTAGTCCTTCTTATTTAAGTATCCAAGCTTTAGATCCAGAAACTCCTATTGATTTTAAACCTTTAGATCATATTTTAGAGTTAAAGGATGAAACAAATGCTATTCTTACTAAACTGCACGAAGAGAGATTTGAGAATAGTGTAGAAGCAAGAGAACAATTACTAGGAAAATGGGTAGATAATACTCTTCTTATGAATTGGAATAATGGTTTTCAGCCAGTAAAGTTAAGTGTTGATAATATTATATCTGCATATAAGAGTTTATTCTTAGAAGAAAACTCAGAGTATTATCAAGTAGGTGATACTGTTAATATGTATGATGTATATAATGCAATGACTCAGCAAATAACTAATATGGTAACTAAAGGTAGGGATGTATTTAGTATTCCAGAAAAGACTTTATTAGCAGGTAAGATTCTAGGTATTCAATCTTTAAATTAACTAGATGAATAATAAAGTTTTAGAGTATTTTAATGGTGACGAGTTGGCTGCTTCCGTTTGGGAGAATAAATATAAAGCCGAGAATGAACAAACTCCAGATGATACTTATGAAAGATTAGCCAAAGAATTTGGAAGGATAGAATCTAATTATAAAGAAGACCATTGGGTGTTAGCTCCTACTTTTATTAAAAATTTATTTAAAGATGGATATATAATTCCAGGTGGTTCTGTATTAGCAAATGCTGGCTTAGAGAAACCTGTGAGTCTTTCTAACTGCTTTGTAGTTGAATCTCCAGAAGATAGTTATAATTCAATAATGAAAATTAGAAACTATCAGATTCAATTAATGAAACGACGCGGAGGCGTAGGATATGACTTGTCTAAGTTGCGACCTAATGGGGCAATGGTAAATAATGCCGCTTCTACTTCTACTGGTGCAGCATCTTTTATGGATGTGAACTCAGCACTAACTAATGAAGTAGCTATGAATGGAAGACGT